GGCCCAAGGCGCTCAACGACATCGCTGGGCACGAGGCGCTGGACGGTCTGTTCCGCATGTTCGGCGTCGCGTTCCACAAGGCGAAGGTCGCTCCGTGGGTCGCGAAGGTCGGCGGTTCGTTCGTCGTCCCGGTTCGCGACCTCGAGCACGCCAACGAGATCATCGCGAAGGTGGCGAAGAAGGCTCCCAGCAAGAAGTTCCAGTTGCGCGCGGCAGTCGTGCCCCACGAGAAGGGCATGGACCTTCGGCGCGTGATGGACGCTGCGGAGGCGGAAGGCAAGGCTCGCAAGGAAGCGGACGCCAAGCCGGAGGACATGATCTTCACCGCTCGCGGCGACGCCCCGGTGGCGTTCCTCGCTGTCGGGGAAGACGGCAAGCGCAAGGCGAGCCCGCGCGTTCTCGACGAGTTCGGCAAGGACAAGGCGGATGTTCCCGCTGCCGTTGCCGCCGCCATCATCAAGGAGGCGAAGAAGAACCTCATCCCCGCGAAGAACATCGGGGACCACGCCTTCCTGCTGCGCCCGGAGGTCATCGCCAAGGTTGACGCCATGCCTAGCGTCGAGGTGATGACGAAGACCTACTTCAAGGAGGGGTCGGGGCTCTACTCGCTCGACGCCTGGACTCGGATGATGGAGGCGGGCGGGTTCGCGGTGTACGGCATGGGCGACCTTGCGTTCCTCCGCGAGATGAACGACGCCTTCATGCGCGACATGGCCGACGCTGTGATCGACCAGTACGGCATCATGTTTCGGGAGGAACTTCCCGACGCCTTCATCGCCCATCCGCACGGCGACGAGTACTCGGTGGGGCACCACGACAAGGAGGTTCTCTCCGGCGCCAAGGAGGCGACTCAGAAGCGACTCGGAGATGTGATCTTCATCGGGACCAACCCGAAGGGGCAGTTCGTCGCGCAGTACGGAGTGTACTTCGGGCTCGGCATCAATGAAGATCCCATCGTAGCCGACAGCATCGACTTGCCGGCCGACAAGAAGATCCAGAAGAAGAATAAACCCCGTCCTGAGATCGCCACCACAGAGGAAGAGAAGAATGCCCTCCGAGAACGAGTCCGAAAAGACGCCGCATCAGGGCGCACCGTCGTCGATCTCGACAAGTCGGGACGAACTGGGCGTGGACCTCGTGACTGGCATGCGGCAGGCGTTTTCGGAAGGGATGAGAGAGCAGGGGTTCGAGAAGGTGGACGGGGTGTGGAAACTGGTTCGTCCTCGAACGCACCTGAAGTAGCCCGCCTCGACCAGCGGGCGTTCCACGGCTCATCCACGCTGGACATCCGCAAGTTCGTGCTCGACAAGGTCGGCAGCGCCACCGGCATGTCCACCCACGGGTGGGGCATCTACTTCGGGCAGAACAAGAGCGTCGCTGACCAGTACCCGTCCGGCGGGATGGCGCGCAACGACGACGGGAAACTCGTCGCTCTCAAGGTGAAGGCGGAAGACCGGAGGACCTACGAGGTCGAGGTCCCCGACACCGTTGAACTGCTCGATCTGGACGCGAACATCAGCGACCAGCCTCCTGGCATCCTCGCGAAGATCGAGTCCATCGGCGGCGCCGACATGCGCGGCGATGGCAACACGTTCTACCGCAAGCTCACGGACGACCTCGGCAGCAAGCGTGCCGCGTCGGAGCGCCTGCGCGAGGCTGGCATCCCCGGTTCGGTGTACGACGGACCGAAGGAAGGCAAGCGCGGCATCGTCATCTGGGACGAGTCGAAGATCGACATCATCGGACCCGATGGCGTGAGGCTGGAGCAGCGCGCCTACCACGGCTCCCCTGTCGGCGGCATCGCTAACTTCGACATCAACAAGATCGGAGAGGGTGAGGGCGCCGCCAAGTTCGGGTGGGGCTTCTACTTCGCGCAGAACAAGGAAGTTGCGCAGGGGTACAAGGAGAAGTTCGCGCAGACCCACACGACCCTTCTCTACGACGGGAAGATGGTCGACGTGGAGTCCGGCTCTCCCGGCGAGCGCGCCGCCAAGTCCATCATCAGAACCGCTCTCGTCTTCGGCAGGACCGGGGAAGATGCCCGCGCTTACGCCATGCGGCAACTCGACGCCGGATGGGACCCCGGTCGCGATGCCCCGCTGCCAGAACTGGACAAGTGGGAGAAGGCTCGCGCGAAGCTCACGATCAGCGGCTTCTCCGGCAGCGACCTAAGCATCAAGAACGACAAGCCGTCGCTGTACGAGATCGACCTCCCCGAGTTCGATGAACTCGTCAACCTCGACGCGATGGTTTCCGAGCAGACTCCGGCGATGCTGGCGAAGATCGACGCCGTGTCGGCGAAGTCGGGCATCGTTGCCGACCCCGACGGAACCGCGTGGGACTTCTACAAGGCGCTCGTCGAGGCGCTCGGCGGAAAGAAGCAGGCTTCGCTCGCGTTCAAGGATGCCGGGGTTCCGGGGCACTACTATTTCGATGCCAAGTCTCGAGCGATTGAGGTTCGCGGCATGGAGCCGTCCTTCGAGGACGACTACACGGGTCCGACGCGCAACTTCGTGATCTGGGACGAGTCCCGCATCCGCGTAGTCGAGCAACTCAAGTCCGAGTCCGGCGGCGCGACCCTCGGCTTCACCGAGAAGGACGCGAAGAACCTCTCGATCACGCTGACGCCGAAGGCAGACCTCTCGACGTTCCTGCACGAGACGGCGCACGTCTTCCATTGGCTGCTCGCTGACCTCGCTGCGCGCCCTGACGCCCCGCAGTCCATCAAGGACGATTGGGCGGCGTCGCTGCGGTACATGGGCGTCGAGGAAGGCAAGACCCCGACCCGCGAGCAGTACGAGAAGTTCGCCCGCGCGTTCGAGCGGTACCTCTACGAGGGCAAGGCGCCGTCGGAGAAGATGCGCTCGCCGTTCCTTCGCTACTCGCTCTGGCTGCGTGGCGTGTACCGCACGCTGGCGGGAAGCGAGATCGACGTGCAGTTGTCGGACGAAGTGATCGGCGTGTTCGACCGTCTGCTCGCGTCGGACGAGGAGATCACTCGGCAGGCGAACGAGCCTCGCAACGTCCGCATGTTCGCATCGGCGGAAGAGGCCGGCATGACTCCCGACAAGTGGGAGGAGTACGTCAAGACCGCCGACGCGGAGGTGCTCGACGCCGCGCGCCGCACCGAACTCGCGATGCTGAAGGAGCACCAGCGCATCACGGAGGACTGGTGGAAGACGGAGGAGCGGCGGGAACGCGAACTCGCACGCTTCGAGTACCGCAACCTGCCGGCGGTGGTGGCTGACCGGAAGATGCGCGGATTGGACGAGAACGGCGTCCGCATCGAGAAGACGGTGAAGATCGCGCTCAACGCGACCGCCGTGCGCGAGATGCTGGGGACGCGCGACATCCCACCGGGCATCTTCGCAATCAAGGACGTGGGCCTGACGCCTGACGACGCCGCGACGCTGCTCGGCTTCCCGACGGGGCGGGCGCTCGTGGATGCGCTCGCGGCGAGGAAGCCGGAGAAGGAGTGGGTCAAGGAGACGGCGGCGGCTCGGATGAACGCTCGCCACCCGGACCTGCTCGCGAACCGGGAGCGGCTGTCGAACCTCGTCTCGAAGATGCTGATGGGCGACGAGGCGAAGGTGCCGCTCGCTCTGCGCGAACTGAACATCGTCCGGGCGAAGGCGGGTCTTCCTCCGGCGCGTGCGGAGAACCTCAAGGCGTCTGCGCGGAACATCGTGGCGAAGAAGCCGGTCGGTCCGCTCTCCTACCGGACCCTCGACGGCGCGGCGAACCGGAGCGCGGTGGTTGCGGCGAAGGCAGTCGGCGCGAAGAAGTGGGAAGAGGCTGCCGCCGCGAAGTCCCGCCATGTCCTCGACCACTACATCGCCAAGGAAGCGCGCGACGTGGTGAAGCGGAGGGACGCCTTCCTGTCGCTCGTCGGGCGCCTCAAGTCCGAAGGCTCCCGCGCGAAGATCGGCAAGGTGTCGCCCATCCTGCGCGATGCGGTGGACGGCATCCTCGGGGCGATTGGCGAGTCGGATCTGATGGCGCCGCTCGACCTTGCTGCCGCCGATGCGTACCTCGAAGAGATTGGCGCGACCGTTGGGTTCGACTACGCCGAAGTGGAGGCCGCGCTCAAGTCGCTGCCGGACGAGGAGCAGGCGTGGAGGGTGTTGCCGGTCGATAAGTTCGACATCGTCGGTGCCGCGCTCAAGTCCATCGCCCACATCGCAGGCGAGGAGTCCCTTCGCATCGTCCGAGGCAAGCGTGTGGACGCCGACGCGAACCGAGAGGCGCGCATGGCGGCTGCTCGGGCGGCTTCCAAGAAGGCGTGGGAGTTGAGCTCCAGCGAGTCCGCTGAGACGACGGGAGAGGAGATCATCGGGTTTCTCGACTCGGCAGACGCCGTGCTCAAGAAGGTCTACCAGATGATGCTGAAGTTGGACGGCGGGAAGATCGACGGGATCTGGGTGCAGTCCATCTACGAGCCCCTCTTCGACGCCATCGGGAACGAGAACGCCGTTCTGACCGAGTTGACCCGCCCGGTCATCGTTGCGCTGGAGGCTCTCTCTCGCTCGCAGGACATGACGGCGCTGATCGAAGGCGACTTCCCGACCCACATGGTGAGCGGGGACCTCCAGTTGAAGGCTCCGTCGCGCGTCTTCGAGATCGCGATGCTGCTGATGAACACCGGCACGGAGGCTGGGCGCAAGAAGGTGACGGAGGGTCGCAACATCACGATGGACGAGATCGTTGCTGCGGCGAACCGGCACCTGACTCCGGAGACGCTCAAGGCGATCCAGGTCGTGCTGGATGCGAACGAGAAGGCGTGGCCGGCGATTGCCGCTCTCGAAGAGCGCGACTCCGGCGTGGTGCCTCCGAAGCAGTTGCCGGTGGAGACGGTCACTCGGCACGGGACCATCAAGGGCTACTTCCACATGGTCTACGACCGCCGCGTCGAGACGACCATCGGGCAGAAGGAAGACGCGAACGTGATGAAGCGGACGTTCATCAGCGCCGGCACGTCGCACGGTCACGTCAAGCGGCTGACTGGCTTCGTTGGCGCGGTGTCGCTCGACCCGAAGACCATCGGGAAGCACCTTCACGACGTTGCGCACGACCTGTCGCACCGGGAGGCTATCAAGTCCGTCGCCCGCATCTTCCGCGAGAAGGAGACGCAGGCGGCGATCACGGCGGTCCATAGCAAGCACCACCTCGCGGCGCTGAATCGCTGGCTCATCGAGGTCGGGCTCGGCGTTGGCGCCACGTCGCAGCCGTCGGACCCCGCCCACTACAAGATCATCCAGGCGGCGAAGGACATCACCATCTTCAAGGCGATGGCGCAGACCCTCACGACGCCGATGGGCGACGTGACGAACTTCCCGCGCGCTGCCATCGCGACCGACGTGAAGACGTGGAGCGTGATGAAGGCGACTGCGAAGTTCGCCGCCAGTCCTGCCCGCACGGTTCGTGAGATCAGGGCGAAGTCGAAGTACATGGCGGCTCGAGCCTCGTCCACCGACCGAGACACGCATGTCGCCGTAGACGGGATGCTGAGTCACCCGGTCTTCTCTCGCGCGGCGGTGAAGGCGCTATTCTCGCACGACAACTGGTACATGACGCTCCGCATCAGCGAGCTTGCCACCTCGAATCCGATCTGGCTGGGGCGCTACCAGCAGGGCATCGACGCCGGCATGAGCGAAGAGGACGCCGTTCGCGCCGCCGACCGCGTCATCGACACGGTATTCACCTCGAAGTTCACAGCGTCCATGGCGCAGGCGCTCCGCGACAAGGGTCTTCTGGGCGCCACGCAGTTGTTCGGCGGGTACTGGAACACCGAGTACAACATCGTCGCCCCGATGCTGGAGGAGACGTTCGGGTACAAGACGAAGTTGGGCCGTCGCGCGCTCATGGGCGCCACGGCGCTCGGGTACATGGCGGCGGCGCAGATCATCGACGCCTTCCTGACGCGCGGTGGTCCTCCGGAGGAAGAGAAGGAAGACCCGAACGCCTGGTTGAAGTGGGGCGCTATGAGAACCGGGTTCGGCTTCCTCGGACTGACGCCGTACACGCGAGAGTTTGCCGGGGGGCTGGAGGCGTTCTTCGACAACCGGCAGGCGAACCCGCGCACTGTTGGCGTTGGGTATCTCGCGGGGCAGTTGTTCACCGCTCTGAGGGCAGCAGAGAGCGAGGACGAGGCGAAGTCCATCCTCGACACGTTCATGCCAAACTCGTTCGTGAAGGGCCGCAAGGTCATCGCGAAGGCTGCGAACGATGAACTGCCGAAGAGCCCCCTGCGAACGGCGAGCGAAGTCGTCTATGGTGCCCGCGAGAATCCGAGCGTCAACGCTCTCACCATCTTCTCCGACAAGGAGCAGTAGCCATGTCTCTCGAATCCTCCACGAGCACCGTCGATTACCTCGGAAACGGCGTCACCGACACGTTCTCCATACCGTTCGCCTACCATGCCACCGACGACGTGAAGGCGTACAAGGGGACTACGGGCGGCACGCTGACGCTCCTCACGTACACGACCAACTACACACTCAGTGACGCTGGCCCGATTAGTGAGGGCGAGGGACAGAGCCTCACGATGGTTGTGGCCCCCGCCGTCGGCCAGACGCTCCGCATCTCCCGCGTCGTCGCCCTGACGCAGCCGCTCGACCTGACCGCGCAGGGGACCTACGCCCCCTCGTCCATCGAGAACGCGCTCGACCGGCTGGAGATGCAGATCCAGCAGATCAACGACGGCACCATCAGCGTGGACTCGTACGTCGCGGGCGCGGTAGTCGGCAGCGGCACCCCGGTTGCGGTGGATGCTGCGGCTGCGGTGGTCGGCGTTGCGGTCACGTCGTCGCACTCGGACCACAAGCACTCCGTCACGGTGGCTTCTCCGGCAGCTCTGCCGATGGATAATTCCGGCTCCGCTGGCGTCGCCACGTCGCTGGCTCGCAGCGACCATGTTCATCCGATCACCACCTACTCCTCGGCGCCTGCCGCAGTCGGGACCGCCGACGCTGGCACGAGCGGACTCGCTCCCTCGCGCGGCAACCACGTCCACGCGCACGGCGACCAGTTGGGCGGAACGCTGCACGCCGACGTGACCACCTCGGTCGATGGGTTCATGGTCGCTGCCGACAAGTTGAAGTTGAATGGCCTCCGGTCGGAACTGCTCCAGTTCTTCGACGACTTCACCGGCAAGGTCCCCGACACTGCGTATCGGTGGGGCGCAACGTACGGTGCTGGCGGTGGCTCTGTCGCGGAAGGAACGGACGAGTGGGGCGCCGTTGACATGAACGCCAGCGCCTCTGCCACCGGGTCCGTGCTGCTCCAGTCAGGGCTGCTCGCGAGTCCGCAGCGGAGCATGTACTTCGCCTGCCGCATGAGGATTACGTCGAACACGTCGCAGGTCATCAGGATTGGCCTCGACTCTGGATCCGGCGTGAACTACGCACGGTTCGCTACTGCCGCCGCCGAGTGGTTCGGCGAGACGAAGGACGGAGCATCGGCAACCAGCACCACCACCGGGAAGACCGCCGACACGTCGTTCCACACGTTCGAGTTCATCCTGAGTTCCAGCAGCGTCGCGTTCTACTACGACGGCACGCTGGTCCTGACCGTCGCGGCCACGCTCCCGGCGGCGTCCACTCCGCTCAGGGCATACCTGTACATCGCCAACTCGTCCGCGTCGCAGCGCAACATGTACATCGACTTCGTGCGCGTCAGGTGGCTGCCGACGTTGACCATCCCGGAGTACCGCGAGAGCGGTCAGGACATGGTGACCTGATGCGCCGCCTCCTGCCCGCACCGAAGGTCCGTCCGCCTCCCGTCCGCCGGCAGGAGGTCACGGCAATCGTCGCTGACATCGACGCGGTGCAGGCTGCCCCGGTCGTCACGACTGCGGCGACGGATGCGTTCTCCGGCGAGCAGGCAATCACCGGCACGCCCACCGGAGCGAAGTTTCTCCGTGACGACTACTCGTGGCAGGCGCCGACTGCCGGCGGCGGCGGCAACGGAGTCGAAGCCACGGTGGACTTCGGCGCGGCGTTCACCGAGTACGCCATCGTCGTCGTCACCGGGC